CAGCACCCACGTACCCGGGCTGCGGCCGTAGACCTCGCCCGGCGTCGTGAGCTCGCGCATCAGCGGGAACGGGAACGAGTAGTACCCGCCGGTCTGCACGATCTTCTTGCCGGTCTCGGACACGTACTCGGACGACCAGCGATGCTCGCGGAGCAGCCCATCGCCAACGCGGCCCTCGTTCGGCTCGACGCAGTGCACGAACGTGTACGGCGTGTCGGGCGACTTCTTCGCCTTCTCGATGATCTGTTCGGGAAGCGCGTCGCCCCACCGCTGCACCGCCTGGCGCGCGGTGAACTCGAACTTGCGGTAGAACGTGTCGATCAGGCCGACGTGGTTCTCTGCCAGGAATGTCTCAGACAGCGGGAGCGCGCGGTAGCGCAGACCGTAACCCGGCACGTCGTCGACGATCATCGAGGCCGTGCCGAACGCACCGCCCTCGAGGAACACCTGGCCGACCTGACCGGCGAAGTTCGCGGTCGGGGCATACCTGGCCTTGAAGAGCCGGCGGTTCAGGTCCTCGAGGTACTGTGTGACCAACGGGATCTTGTTCAGTTCGTCCTCGGCCGCGGTGAGGCGGTGATACCGCTGGTTGCGCGGCATCGACATCGACTCGAGGATCGTCGCGTACTTGCGCAGCGCGAGCGATGCGGTCGCGTCCAGCATCTTCTCGGTGCGAGCCTCGCCGGCGGTGCGCTTCGTGGTGAAGTCGGACGCCGACGGCAGCATGCGATCCTTGATCTGCTGCCAAAGGCTCTCGAAATTCGAGCGTGCTGACGCCAGCTCGGATGCGCGGCGCAGGATCTCGTCGGCGCGGTTGTCGGCCATCAGCCGCCCAGCACTTTCGACGCCCGGGCCGTTTTCGCGGGGTCACCGCCGCTCAGCGCCACGTAGCGGCCTTTCTTCGTCACCGCACCCTGCTCGCCGAGCACGCGCGAGACCTTCTTCGTGCCGTGTTTCGAGGCGTGCAGCGCGTCGAGCGTCGGACCGTAGTAGGGGTCGTCGTTGCGCCCGAGACGGCGATTGGCGCCGGACTTCTCGCCCTGGCCCTCCGGCGCGAAGCCCCACCAGCGCCGACTCGTGTTCCACACGCCGGACACGTCAGGCCCCGAGCAGTTTCTTCGTGGCGGTCGACACCGGGCTCGTGTCGCCGAGCTGGCCGGTGAGCATGCTCGCGGCGTTGCCGCGGCGCATCCGTCGCTTGTCGAGCACCTCGCGGGATTCGGCGGCCTCGTCGACGGTGGGCACCGGCGGCGGCTTCTTGATCTTCGGCTTCGAGAACATCCCGCCCATGCTGAGGCTCCTCAGGTTGCGCGGCCGCGGAGGCTCTGTGCAGGCGGGCGGAATGTCAACGGGCGGCGGGGTGCGCTGCAGTGCGGGTGCGTAGCTCACCCGCAAGGTGGTGTCAGCGTCACCCCGCGCCCTATCCGAATTCGTTGTAGCCGGTCACCACGCGCGGGCGGGCCGTCATGTTCGGCGAGCGGCGCACCAGCAGCTTGCCCTCGCCCAGCCCGAGCATCCCGTACTGCTGCGCCTCGCAGACGTGCGAGAACATATTCTTCTCGGGCTTGTCGTGATACCGCTCCGCGCCGGCCACCTGGATGCGCGCCATGCGGTAGCCGCCCATCAGGCCCTTGCGCAGCACCCGGCAGTCGGGATGGATGATGCAGGCGGGCTCGCCGTCGATCAGCCGCGAGAAGCCCTGCCCGACCGCGTCTCGGCGGATCGTAAAGTCGTTCGTCGAGGCCGGCTGGAACGGCAGGCCCTCGGCCCGCAGGATCTGGAACACCGTCGTCTCGTCGGTCTGCGCGCGGATGTCGCCGCTCGGGTCGCCGACCATCGGCCCGATCTGGAACCCGTCGAGCTTCGCGGCGATGAACGCCTTCAGCTCGCCCGCGAACTTCTTCGAGCCCATGTCCTCGGTCACGAGCTCGTGGCGCCAGCGCACCTGCCCGCCGTGGATGCGCTGCCCGATCACCGCGGCCGGCGTGAGGCCGAAGTCCGCGCCGATCACGAGCTCGTAGCGGCGGTCGAGCTCGAACTCGCGACAGTGCAGGCTGTCGCGATATTCCGGCACGACCGGCTTGCCGTCCTGCACGAAGCCGTACTCGCCGTGCACGTAGACCTTGACCCAGTCGTCCGACTTGCCCGCCACCTGCCGCGCGTAGTACTCGTCGGGCAGGTTCGGCAGGTTCTCTGCATCGGCGCTGAGCCCGGACGGCTGAGCGAAGAACTCGAACCCGGCCGGCCGCAGCTCTTCGGCGAGCTTGTACCACCAGTGGTCCGTGTCGGGCGGATTCGTGTCCAGGATCACGCCGAACCAGCTCGGGCCGCCCACGCGCGCCGACGGGTAGCGACCGACCCGCGAGGTCAGCGTGTCGAGCACCGCCTTCGGCACCTCGCGCGCCTCGTTCACCCACGCGCCGGTGAGCTCGAGCGAGAGCAGCTTCGCAACGTCGGTCGCCGAGTCGAGCGCGAGGAACATCACCTCGAGGTCGACGTCGTCGAAGCGCAGGTGATGCGTCGGCGGGCCGCTGTCGATCCAGCGGCCGAGCGTCTGCGGGATCAGGCCGTGCCAGGTCTTGATCGTGGTGGTTTTCAGCTCGGGGTAGGTGTTGCGGATCACCGCCCAGCGCGAGTACCGGATGCCGTCCGGCGCCGGCTGCTGCTCCTTCGCGCGCCGCATGATCTCGAAGCAGCACGCCGTCGACTTGCCCGAGCCGACGGGCCCGCGCAGGCCGCGCACGAACGCGTTCGACGAGAAGAACCGGCCAACCGTCGGCGGAACGTTGCGGTACTTGAGCGCGAGCTCGTCAGGCATCGCGCTGCGCGCGGGCTATCTCCTCGCGCACGATCAAACGAATCGCTTCGAGCGCAGTCTCGTCGAGGCGCACAACCTGGTAGATGATCGTATTGCCGGAGTCGTCTTTGACCTCATCGGCACGGACGATAGTCATCGGGGGCGAGTCAATCATCGCGAACTCCTTGGCCGTCGAGCAGCACCGTCAGCTTACCAGCGGTCACCTCGGCCTTGATCTCCTTCGGCAGCGTGCGCCCGACCAGCGCCAGGAACGCGCTCGGGTTGTCGCGCGCCTGCTCGGTCAGGTACTCACGACCGCCGGCATCGTCGAGCGCGCCGAGGATCATTTCGCGCAGTTCGCCGGTGACCTTGTTCGGCACACCCTTCTGGCGGCCGCCGCGTCGTTCACCGGGTTTCGATCCACCGCCGGGCATAGTCGCTACCTCGAACTACTTCAGCCACCAGCCTGCGACTTCTTGCCGCGTGCTCCGCCGCGTCGCGCCCAGGGTGACGGGCGGCCGTCGGACTTGCGGTGCGGGACGTCGGGCGGCGGTTCGTAGTCGAGGCCGAGGATCGAGCACACCTCGGCGGCGACGAGCTCGGTGGTCTCGCGGTCGAGCTTGTCGACGACCTGTTCGCACCCTTCGATTCCCGACCCGGCGATGACCGAGCGGAGTCGGAACACGAAGTCGTGGGCCTGGCGGCGGATGGCGTTCGCGTAGTACGTCGTCACGTCGGGGTCCTCATGTGCGAGAAAGGGCCGGGCTCGCAACCCGGCCGAGGTGAGCGGCGCGACACAGGGAGATTTCTCGCGCCGCCGGTGGGAACGGTTCCACGTGGAGCCATGACGCGCTCGAGGAATCGGAGCGCATCACCGGAGCGGACTTGATCGGTGCTGAATCTCAGAACCCGCCAGCCGAGCAGCACGGCGTGGTTCGATTTCTCCATGTCCCGGAGGATGCCCATCGGCCGGGAATGGGCACCGCCGCCGCGTTTGTGGATGCCGCCCTCGATCTCGACGAGCAGCTTGAGGTCGGGCCAAGCGAAGTCGGCGGCCCAAAGCCGTCCGAGCTCCCTCGCGAACTGGTACTGCGGGATCGGCGCGGCAATCCCGACGGCGGCGCACTGGTGGGCGAACAGCCGCTCGAACTGCTCGCGCTTCGCCTTCGCGGCGAGTCGGCGGGCCTCGGTGAGGTTCATGCCGCCCGCCTCCGCCGCCGGTCAGGGGTGGTAAGTCGGACGCGGTCGGCGACGGACATCGGCGGCGGGCCCATTTCGTCGAGACGGACGGTCGGCCAGTCGAGCCACTCGGGGCGGGTTCCGCGGACGGCGACGCCGTTCCGCTCGACGTAGATCCCGTCGGCCGGGACGTCGAACGCAGCGACCAGGAGATCCGAGACGCGGGGCTCACCTCCCCCGTCACTTTGGGGAGCCCAATCCCTACCCCCCAGTGAACCCCTTACAGGGTTCACTTTGGGGGGGTGGTTTGGGCTGATTGGCCCGAATTCACTTTGGAGAGCTTTGGGATTCACTTTGGGCCTCACTTTGGGGAGGTCGAATCGGCGGCCATCAGGCCGGTGCGCTTGCCGCCCTTGTCGTACCTGCCGACCACCCCGACGATCACCTTCCCGTCGACGAGCAGCTCGTTCAGGGCCTTCGCGAGGTCGCTGCGGGTGTAGTCCTCGGCGAGCTTCATCTCGATGAGTTTCCGGGGCAGGTAGGCCGGGCTGTTCTGGGCGTGAGCGGTCGGGATGTTCATCTCGGACAGGCACCGCAGGCCGTTCAGGACGACGCGTCGGGCCTGCTCCTCGAATGCCTGGCGCGCGTAGCTGCCGGGGCCCGGGGCGGGTTTCTCCGGCACCAACGCGCCGTCCTGGTAGGTCAGGCGACGCCAGTCGTTGGTCGAGTAGTTCGACTTGCGTTTCGCGAGGTAGCGCACCCCGTCCTCGGGCTCCGCGGCGTCCTTCTGGTCCGGCAGCGACGTGCCGAGGAACCAGCGCATACGGACGGCGTTCTCCCATGCGGTCGAGCCGGAGAACTCGCTGCCTGCGGACTTGGCGGGGTGCCCGAGCAGGACCGTGGACAGCGGCCAGGGGGTGATGCCGGAGATCCCGTTGACGAAGGTCGTGACGTGGTGGCGGTCGTTCTCGTTTCCGCCGAACACCTGGCCGATGTTGTCGAGGAACAGGACGGTGGCGCGGTAGTCGTTAACCTGCTGCACCAGCTCCTCGCGCAGCCCCGTCCATGTCGGCTGTCCGAACGCGAGCCCGAACAGCGTGTTCGACTTACCGAGGCGCGGCTGGATGATGAGCCGCCCCTTGAGGGCCGACAGCGAGACACCGAAGAACCGACAGATCGCGACCTGCCGGCGCCAGATTTCGTCCCGGTCGTCCTCGCATGACCACATTAGGACGGTCTGGGGCTCCGCGATCTCGTCAACGTAGTGGCGCCCGAGCGCGAGCGCCGTGGCGAGCGTCTGGGATAGCAGCGACTTGCCAATGCCGCCGGCACCCGCGAGCAGCGTGGGGCCGGTACCCATCCAATGGCTGACGCGCCAGATTCTCGCGGGCGGCTCGCTTTGTTCGAGCACCTCCCAGTCGATGACCTCGGCCTGAATCGGGGGGCCGTGGTCCTCGGCGACGTACTCGGCGAGGCCGACGGGTGCGGGGTCTTCGTCGTATACCTCGATGGGCGGAAACTGATCCGGCGGCGGGGCCTCGTCGGCGATCGCCAGGTCGTAGTGGTCCGACCTGCGGCCACCGAACTTGCGCACGGCGCTCGAGGCCATCGGCCCGACGCGGGTGCGGAGGTCGATTCCGTCGGCGTTCAGCGCGCCTCGGCCGTCCCCGAGTAGCGCGTGCAGCGCAGCGGCGATGTCGTCCTCGTCCATCCCGCGGGCCGCCCAGCGTGAGGAAAGCTTAAGCATTGCCTGGTAGCGGTCCTCGCCGCGGTCGAATGCTCGCCGCAAGTCGTCGTCGGTGCGGTTGTCGCGCGCCGCCTGCCCTCCCCCGTTGCCGGTGAAATACAGCGGCTCGAGATCCACGGCCTCGTCTATGCACCGACCCTCGGTCTCGGTGACGATGTACTGCGCACCGCGGACGCGGCCGATGTAGAAGCTCTGCGACAGGGTGAAGCTCTCGCGCGATGCGATGCCGCCGAGTGCCCGATTAGCGCGCGCGACGTAGAGTGATCGCTGTTCGGGGGCCGCGGGCTCGGCGAGCGGCATCAGCACGCGCCAGCGCGGCGCGCCGGCCGTGTGGGACGGGCTCGTGTAGATGATCGCCTGCAAGCGTGCGGCGGCGAGGCGTGCGGCGCCCTCCTCGGGCGGGACCTCCT